CGGTTGTAGTTTTGCAGCCATTGGACTTATGCTAGGCACTACTAACCTAAAGTTTAAAAACGGCAGACTTTTCGCCGGTCTGCCAGCGGCTTTGCTTCACTCGGCGACGGCAGCAGTGTCGGCGCCAGTATCTTCATCAGCGTCTCCGCAACCGCTCATCAGAGCACATGCGGCGATTAGTACAGCGTACTTCATAATCCCTCCTTTGGAAAAATGTGGCAGAGTATTTTAACCCCGCTCTGCCATCGGTACTAGACTCGCCTATTTACTATTAGCCTGTCATTAATTCATCAAACGCACGGTCAACATCACTCTTACCATTGGTGGCGCCGTACTTGGCTGTCTCAGATGAGCGACTTTCTGCGGAGGAACTTCCCGAAAGCTGCTCATCGAGGATTGCGTCGACCTGGGCTGGACTAAGACGATCGAAAAGATTGTCAAAGTCAGGCATGCGATCGAGGAGGGCGGGGATCGCTTCGCCGTCTGCCAGGAGGGTGGACGTGTTTCGACGCATCTTTAGGTTTGTCTGGGGATACGCTCCAGGCTTGGTGGGCTTGGTGTAGGTAAGGGTAATGTCCGTACCCTCCTTGACATCAGTGATATCGCCATACTCGGGATCCAAGATGTATCCCAAAAGTAGCTCATAAGCCTGCTTTCCGTAGCCGTAGACCTTAATTCCCTCGTCTTCGCGACCACGGATAACAACGGGCGAGAAATAACGAGTGCGCACAAAGAGACTCTTCGCGAGCTTCTTGCTCTCCTCATCGTTGTTGTCAACTCCCTCGCGCCAAAGCGAAGAAGCAAATTCACATACGGGGCAGTGCTCGCCAAAGTTGCGCTTTGGACAGAGGATACCTCCGCGATGCTCGCCCACGTTGTAGTGGAAGAACATTTCCTTTAGCGGATCGCCATCGTTCGTCGGCACGATCCGAATATCTGTATCGCCCTCATCTGGCTTGAACCAGGGTGAGTTTGCATCCTTATTTCCTTCGCCGCGAAGGGATGCGAGCTTCTGCCGCATCAGTTCCATATTGATTCCCATTTTATTTCTCCTTATTAGTTGGGTAAAGTAAATCAAGCTTTCCTTGATTCCTATTGTATGACACTCAACGTAGCTTGTCAAGTGTATTCTTGTATTGCGTTAGTGTGGGCAACGCAGAGCCCAAAATCATTGTGTTCGGTTTCGTAAATTGCATATGAAATACGTCGAAATGCGTTTTTAGGCTTCTCCTTCAACATATCAACAATTCTCTTGTGCAATCCTCCTTCTTTCTCTAATCTATTTTTGTTTATACATAAATAGTAACACACATCTCGTTCCATGTCAAGCGGATAAAGCCAATTTTCATCTAGATTTTTTGGATTTAAAATTCCATAAGTTCTAATACGGTTAATTTCCAGTGGCTTAGATGTCATTCCAATTTCTGGCTCAGCGTGCGTAAAATAGTTTATATAATGGACAGTGGAAAATATTGATGTATTGATTTTGTCATAATATGTTTTAATCGGAATGGCCCCAATAGACTTTTCGACACCCACATTAGAGATAGCCGTAAACGAATTCAATAAGCCGGATCTGGCATATTCCTGCAGCACGCCAAAAACCACCTTGTCTAATAGCTTGGGAACCCCTGTCATTAGTTCTGTGTCTGGCCGAATATAGAAAACGTCAACCTTTTTGTCTTTAATTTGCTCCAAAATGCCCAAAGAGTAGTTTGAGCTAAATGAGGAGCCAACTATAAAAAACTGAATGTGTTCTGTGGCCTCGGCAAAGAACTTTTTAACCTTTGGAATGTTCTGTTCATATTCTTCAGCAGTTTCGTATTCTTTTAGCCTAAATTTGTATTTTGAGTTTCTCTGTACGCCATTGTTCATGACATAAACAGTATAGTTTTTTGTTTGTTTAAATTTTTCAGCAATACTAGAGGCGGCATTACCAAGACCAACAATTGAAATCATAATTTTATCTCATTTAAATTATAATAATCTTTTCCGGCGCGCAAATTAGCCATATATCCATCTTCAAAAATATCACGAATGCCAATCACTATATCTCGATCTTCATCCGAATAATCGATCACAATCTCATCATGCACAACGTGAGAGACAAATGACCTCTTGCCCTCAAGCACTTTGTCGATCAAAACAGCTTTCTCCAGCACGCGATCAGCAGTCGTGCTTTGGATTAAGTAATTCAGCGCCTTTCTCTGTTCCACTTTAATTTTTCGTCCGTATGGTGTATGAATATAACCGTCTTTATAATATTTGTCAAGAACTTTTTCACGATCATAGTATTCTGAATCAATATCGTTTGATTCTGGATTATAGAGCCAAGCAAAAAAGTAAAGCTTTGCTTCTTCGCGAGTCATTTCCATATCTTTAATGATATTCTGCACGTTCCATTCGTGGATGTCGTACTCTGGCTGCTGCTGGCCGCACAAGTCCAATAATGTGCGAATCTCAGCACCATTATAATCGAGACTCATCATCAAGTCATTGTGAGGCTTGATTATACGGCGCAAGTCTTTCTTTAGCGTAAGGATAGGAAACGATTCTGGATGTGTGGTTAGGCGCCCTGTGATTGTGCCAAACATATTATAATCAATGCGATTGAAGTTCTTCATCAATTCCTGAATCTTTTGGCGATTCATAGAAGAGTAGAACAAGTGCCTACAATCATCGCCATTAAGATTAAGACGCTGATAACGGATCTTGTGGAGCAGCTTATACACCGCATCTAGATGCTCATAGTTGTCGGGCTTCTCATACTGCTCAAATACGTGCTCCGTAATTTTATTCTTAATTTCACAAAACCGCACAAGAAAGTCATGAGGGATCAAATCGAACACACAGTGATCAGCCATATTAACTTTAGCGATCTTGAAAGACTTTAAATAAGCCTTCATTTTTCTTTGGGTAGCCTGAAGCTCATTACATAAATCTTCTGGGCAGCAATCGGTAATATTGCGCCCTCCAGCGCGTATCCAAGCATACTCCACCTCTGCGTTTGTGATAGATGCACTGTAGCGCCATGTCTTTGTTAGGTTGTCTGGAAAATCTTCAAACGACAACTTGCCGTCTGCGTAAATTCCAATGCATTCTGACTTATCGTCAAGTGCTTGGAATATCAATAGCCACCTCCTTCGGATGTTGTTTGAGAGCCCGGCACTATCACCAAATCACCAGTGTCGTCTAGTTCTTGTTCTTTTGCGCGATAGGCTGGTATATGTTCATTGTTATTATACGTTAACGAGCCGCGATAGTCAAATGGTTTGTTGGCATATGTTTCGAAAACTTTTACCGACTTTTGATAAGCTGATAATCGTCTTGTTCCAGATTTCTGAAATTTCACCCAAGTCATAGCTTGGTTTATGAGCTTTTCTTTTTCGGCCTCTGTATGTTCGGTTTCTTCTTCTATTAGTCTGATCTGAAAATATAATTTTAGAAATTCTTCTTCTGAGAATTCCGAATAACATTCTAATGCATTTTTGTATTGGGTGGGGAGCTTTGTGCTCATTATGGCGCGACTTCCGCACATTTCTGACTCCATTATTGGCTGCTGCGTACATAAATCATATAACGATAATAAATCTTTACTAAATTTCGAATAATATTTAGTATAACACGGCGTATAATAAGTTGATAAAATTTGATCTGTGAATGTGGCGCCATACCTTGCACTATAGGCTAACATTTGTGGAGACCCAATGTCCGCTACAAGTCGCCATGGTTCCGACTGATCGACCATAAAACCATACTGTTTGCATACATTTAAATAAAATTTCCAATTCGGACTATTCACAAATGAGTCGATTTTATTTTGGTCATCAGCTGAGTCTGCTGTAGCGATTTCAATAACAAGACCAGAAACATTAATTGGGCACCTTCTGCTTTTTATAAAGCTGCCGAATGTAAAAGGTACTGATTGGCATGTTTGCGACAGTATTTCATAAAAATTCGACATAAAATCTGTAATATTTTCATTTTTAGTATTATTTTTGATCATTATTTTCGCGATCGCCTTAAAATAAGTATCTTTATATATTCCATAGTATCTATACGGATCTTCATAAGCTTTGGACACCACCAATTTACTCAAATGTTTATCATCGGAAGAAATCTGCCCTTTGGCGCGAGCTTTCTCGAATTCAGCTGATACATCCTGAAACGCATCTACCACAAAATTTAAGGCTTTAAATTGCGAATTAGAGTCTGTTGCCGACTGTTTAATATATTTAAACATCGGCTGGTGATTCTGTGCCTGTGCTCGCTGTGGTACCATCGCCCCCTTCGGCAGATAGGTGCCCGGCGATATGGTTACTATCGGCACAAACAATCGACTTACTCTTCCATACAAAAATTTCTCCCCTAAATTAAAGTTAACAAAATTGGGATATGAAAGCTGTTGCAGTTGCATCTCAGACGTGTATATATTTTTCTTTATCCACAGATCGGCAGCTGACTCTGAATTCTTTCCTCTATAATATAAGCCCATAAAAAATTCTTCCTTTATTCGCTCCAGGCGTCGGGATTGACATAATTAAACCATCCTAATGAGTTGCGATCCTCGATGTCCACACCGTCCGCTTCCTGCTGTTCCATTAGCTCTTCCATCATCGCGTCATTTGCAGCTTCTTGCCTTTGTTCCATGCGCTCGATAGTGTCAAAGCAAAACTGCGGCTGGCTCGCAGGAGGATCGTCTTCATTGCCGGGGGGCCCATTTGTTACATACCCGTGGGTGCTAGCGACCCACTTTGCGTGAATTTTTGAGTTTGCATAGCCCGCGCCGAAAGAATGTTCAGAACGAACAACCATATGATAGCCGCCGATGCCGATCTGAGTAAGATCAAAATTCGACCCATCCATAACTGAATTTGGTGCCCACCCTTTTGGATCGACAAATATATATTGACCTGGGAAGGCATGAACATTTGCATAGCATTCAATGTCAACGTCGAAAACTTCTCTTAATTGCTTAAGCCCATCATATCCATCTTGTTCAAATCTTAATTCTTTCAATCCATTGCTATCAGTCTTCTTTAGTTTGATTTTTTTGGTTATTCCTCTATCTTTGCCGATGGTATAGTGAAATATTCCTACCTCGGCATCGTCGGCCGCAATGCCCTGCAATCGCTCAGTTGGTGCAGTCCGGCCGGCATAATATATCATCCAGTTAATTTCGTTTTCGACACCTTCATCGGAAACAGGATTTCCTCTGTTTGGCGAAACTTCCAAAACCGGTAAAGGATAGTGATCGTCGCCGGCCGAATAAGTACCAGTATTCATTCTCCCTAAAGAGGTGTGACCATCAACATTTCGGCGCCGTAATATATCTGCTGTTATCTCATCGAGCTTATCTCCTCGATTAATATCAGCATGACTTATGGCGCCGGCGTACTCTGCAGGATCATCAGCGGTGTCTATCTTATATGACGTCACAGATGCTTGTGCAAGGCGCATGCGCTGTTTTGCCTGGTTTCTAAAGCACCTAGGATCATTTAATATATCCCTCAACAAATCATTGACCATATCATTTAAAAACTTTGGTAGTGAGTAATAGACCTCATCTCTATTAGACATCTTGTTCGACAGCCATTCAACAAAATATTTAACCGATATAGGCACATCTCCAATAGATGGAAATGTGCTTATTACCATATTTCCTTGGTGCACCAACTCCATAGGGCCCAACAAAACCCTCATATTCTTTAACTGCTCGCCCATTTTTCGATATCTTATAATTGTTGCATCTAAAATCTCTGCATAGTCTCTTGCTGTCCAGCTGATCTCGCCACCTGATTCAGTTTTAAGCGCTTCGAGTTGTTTAATGAGGCCGCGGTCTAAGTTTGGATCATATTTTTCCGCCTGTGCGTGAAAAATAGTATCGATCAAATCGCTAACATAGAAAAAGGTTACTGGCTGAACTTGTGTATCGGCGCCGGTAGCAGCCAGGGCCCTGAGCCTTGCTTGTTTATCTTCTTCTTCCAGGGACATCGCCTCTACTTGGCTCATAATTTCGGTCGAAAGTACTCCAGTCAACGCGGAATCGTCGTCCCAAGTTTGAACACCGTGGCTTGTGATGCCCAGCAGGGCCAAGTTATGGCCCTGAAGTGCGTCTTCTATGCC